AAACGGTGATGGCTATTACCTCAAGAAGCGTGACTACAAAACAATCATGGCGGTAGCCCGCCCAAAGGAGTAAAAATGGATAAGAAAATAAAAGCACTGGTTGCCTCTTATGCTCGCAGTTTTATTGTTGCTATTGTAACTGCCTACAGCATTGGTGCGCGTGATACAAAGGATCTAATCATTGCTGGACTCATTGCTGTGGCTGGCCCTGCGCTACGCGCTGTAAACACCAAAGATCCTGCATTTGGCTTAGTTGCCGATACAGTGACCGCGGAACTAGACAAGTTGGCCAAAGCCGATAAGAAGAAAACCGCACCCAAAAAGAAAACGATTTAGTGAACTGCCCCGCTAACGCGGGGCTTTTTACTTTGCGGTACGCTTTACGCAAGGAGGCAAACATGGCACTAGAAAACGCGTTTAACGAAATCATTAGCAAAAGATCAGCGGGGCGTTTAATGAGCAATCAATGCGCCTATCAAGCACTGTATAAGTCATTGAGCAAAGAAGATCAAAAGACATTAGATGACGCATGGGAAAAGAATTACCCCATCAATTTAATTGTTCAGGCTTTGCGCTCAGATGGCCATAAATGCAGTTCTGACACCATCAGAATTCATAGAAATGGAACATGCAGGTGTCAAAAAGAGTAAAAGAAATTCTTGATGATCGCCAAAGTGAATACGGTAGCGCTCGCAAGAATTTCACAACTATAGGCCGCATGTGGGGCGCGCTTTTAGGTATTGAGGACATTGAGCCTGAGATTGTTGCATTGCTGTTTGATGCGGCTAAATCAGTGCGCATTGTGGCTAATCCAAAACATGAAGATAGTTGGATAGACAAAGAAGGTTATACACACCACGGCAAAGAGATTGTGTTTACAAATGAGCCTTGAAAAATTCTTTGAAGAAATGCCTGAAGGTGTTGAGTCATCAGATGTTAAAGAGTTGCGTGATGTAATTTTTAGATTACAAAAGCAATTAAAGAAAGCCAAAGAGCGTACTGAAGATCTTGTAGAAAGCACTTACCAGGGCGCACATGACGCAATGGTTTCTTTGGGTAAAGTTTCGCCAGTTGTAGCACCGCCTAAAGATACGCGTCACAAGGCAGAGGTTGCCCTATGGCACATGACTGACTGGCAGGGTGCTAAAAGAACCCCTAGTTACAACTCAGAGATTATGCGCAAGCGTGTGTTGGATTTTGCGGCTAAGGCTGTACGCATCACAGAAATTCAACGCGCAGATCACCCTGTTAAAGATTGCACAATCATGTTTGGCGGTGACATGGTTGAAGGTTTATTCAATTTTCCTGGACAGGTATTTGAAATTGATAGCACTTTATTTGAGCAGTATGTAAATGTAAGCCGCTTGTGTGTTGATGTTGTCCGCTATGCGCTCGCGCACTATGAAAAAGTTACAGTGATTGCTGAATGGGGAAATCATGGCCGAATAGGATCTAAACGCGACAATGTGCCACGCTCTGACAATTTTGACCGTATGTGTTATGAACTAGCCCGACAATTGCTTTCTGATGAAAAACGATTGGATTGGAAAGATTGCCCTGATGACATTCAGCGCATTGAGATTGGCAAATACAGAGCGCTTTTGATCCACGGTGATGAAGTGGGGCGCAATGGCTTTGCCTCTCCTGGCGCGATTGTTCAACATGCTAACCGTTGGAGATCAGGCGCTTACCCCTGGGAGTTTAGAGATGTTTACATTGGGCATTACCATACGCATGCAGAGTGGGCTATGGCCAATGGCGAAGGATCGGTGTACCAAACTGGATCTACAGAGTCAGAAAATCGTTACGCTTCAGTGATGCTTGCGGCAAGTGCCACACCTTCACAGCGCTTGCACTTTATTGACCCAATTAAAGGGCGGGTAACAGCGGCTTACAAAGTTTGGCTGGACTAGCCTCCGCTAAATCCACAGCATTATCAACACTAAATGGGTGTTGCTTTGTACAGTCTCCACAACTTATGCACATCAATCTTCATCTTCATCTGAATACTCAGTGGTAATTAAACGCATGTTTGAAACATCTATGCCATGTTCCTCTGCTTTATCTAAGGCATCTTTGAAAGTGTTGAGACAACGCCCTGTTAGATCACTAACCATGTCAGGATAAGTTGCCTCCGACCCTATTTCAACGACAAGTCCACCTAAGCGGATTGAAATTTGTGAATAAGCCATGATCTCCCCCTGACCCCTAAGTATGCCATTAGCGCCGCGCCACGCCGATAAATTACGGGTTGCTTGTATTTGTCAGGGGCATGGTGTTCAATCCTCCTTACACGGGCTAGTTAGCCCCAAACAGGAAGGCAACAAATGGCAGGTAATTTTGAAGGTTACGAGACAGCCGCGGAACGCTTAGTCAGAATTCACGCGGATCACAAGGATTTAAGAATTCACGCCAAAATTATTGAGGTTGTGAGAGATCCTGAAACATTACGCCCAATTCAATACATTGTGGAAAGCCAAATTTATTACGGTGATGTGTTGATGTTTGTAGATGTGGCAGAAGAAATGGTTGGAAGTTCATTTGTAAACAAAACTTCAGCCCTGGAAAACGCATCAACTTCAGCAACAGGTAGAGCGCTTTCACTAGCAGGTTATTTGGGTACTGACCCAACTACAAAAAAACCAACACGCCCATTGCGTCAGGACATGGAAAAAGCCCAACGCGTAGAAGCGCCAAAAGCAAAAGCACCTGCGGCAGAGCGCGAATACACAGAAGAAGAAAAAGCGAGCGCATTTGCAGTTTTTAGTTTGATTGAAACTAAAACAACAGAGGAAGAACTTAGAAGCGCATGGCAATTAAATCTTGATCTGCTTGATGTTGTCATTGATGGTATGACTTTGCGTGATCACCTTTTGAGACGCAGGGCGGCTCTCAATGGATAACATGGAATTGCCTTTCAAGCCATACGCAGGTACATCAGGTTGGCGTGGATCAGAAGCAAGCCATGACCGCGTTGTTGCAGATGATGCAAATGGCACTACTGGTAAGCGCCAAAAGCAAACTTTGGTTGCTCTAGGAGAAGCAGGTATCCGTGGCCTAACCTGGAAAGAGTTGGGTGAATTATTTGATTGGCATGCAGGGCAATCTTCAGGTTGTCTTTCAGTGCTACACCTTGAAGGCATGGTTGCCCGTTTAAGCGAGCGCCGTAATCGTTGTTCTATTTATGTTCTTCCCGCATTTGTAAACGGCAGAAACATTACAGAAAGAAAAACAAATACATGTAAGCATTGTGGAGGTGCGCTATGAGTAACAAAGATAATAAATTTCAACCTGATGCTGGATTTGTAGTTGCAGTGCATCAGAATGTTTTAGGTGTCAGAGCAGTTGCATCAGCGCTTGATGTATTTCCTGAAGCGCTTGCAGAGGCTATGTCAAAGATGGGATTTCAATTTATACCTGACCCATTTAATCTTTCATCTGATGCTGGAAAACTTATTGCATTACTCAACAAAAAAGAAAATGCAGGCATGAGATTGGTACAAGATCCCGTACAAGAGGAAACCGTTGATGAGTGAAATTATTACGCCTGCAATGGTGGAGCAAAAATTACGCGGCCTTTCCAAAGAAGTAGATGAAACGCATAAAGTTTTGATAGATGTGGAAACCGTTTATCACACAACAAAAGCAGACTATGAAATTGCAATGGCTAAATCTCGCATGGCTTTCGCAACCAAATCTTCCCCAACTGGCAAAAACTACACAGTGCAAGAAAGAGAAGATTTAGCGCTTGTAGAAAATGAGAAGTTGCATAGAGATCTTGCGATTGTCCAGGCTAAGGTTTTAGCCTCACGCGGCAATACAAACAGGTTAAAGATGCAGGTGGACATTGCCCGTTCAGTAGGTACATCAGTGCGCACAAGTATGGATCTCACATGATGAACTTTATTGTTTTATGCGTGGGGATTTTTATAGGGTATTGGTTATACCTGTTCAACATGACATGGAAGTTGCACAAAATTAGAAAAAAACTGGTTCAACTTGAACTAGACCACATGGAAATGATGAAAGATGTATTTGGCCCGCAATGGAATGAGGATAATTTGTGATTGATTTACAAAACATGGTGGTTAAAACCCTGGTGGCTAATGACAATGCCAGGGCTAGATCACAACAAACAGCCATTGGGCCATCTGCAATTGGCGGGTGTCACCGCAGACTTTGGCATGACATAGCCCAAACAGAACCAACAAATGTTGGCGATAAATTGGGAGCAATTCTAGGCACATACATTCACACAGGAATTGAAGATGCAATCCGCCGTGAAGATCCATTTGGCGTTCAGTATGAGTTGGAAATTGCTGTTGAAGCCAATGGTGTGCCTGGCCATGTGGACTGCTATGACAAAATTAACCACACCGTAATTGACTGGAAAACCATAAAAAAAGGCAGTGGCCGTTACTTTGGTGGCAACAACAGACAACAGGTTTGGCAAATACATCTTTACGGTTATTTGCTGACGCAAAACGGCTACATTGTTAAAGATGTGGCGCTTGTTGGTATTCCGCGTGATGGAAAAATGTCAGACATTTTGGTGTACACGCAACCTTATGATGAACAAATTGCTTTAGAAGCATTTGCGCATTTGCAAAAAACACGGGAAATGGTTGAACAACAATTGAAGCCATCTCCTGAAAAACCCCTGGCTTTTTGCGCAGACTTTTGCCCCTACTACGATCCGACAGGAGAAGTAGGTTGCCCAAGTATTCAGAAGTAGATTGGGATAAGGCAGAGTGTAAGCGTTCAGAAATTTACACGGATTTGTTCTATGACATAGAAGAAGAAAGATCTGTAAATGCTTACGATCACATCAATGCGGTGCGAGCCGTTTGCGTTGCTTGCCCTATTTGGAAAGATTGTCTAGCCTACGCGTTCCAAAACGAAAGTTACGGAATGTGGGGCGGCATGACTTCCCAGGAGAGGGCAGGAATGGATAACCCTGAGAAGTATCCAAACCAACGCGCAAGAGGATTGCTTGCATTGAAGCAAATGGGAATAACTGTTGATTTAATTTTGGAATGTAAGAGGGCAAAATGACTTCATTACCGTACATGCAGTTGTATGTATCTGATTATTTAGCAGACACAGCACACTTAACCGCGCAACAACATGGCGCTTACATGCTTTTGCTGATGAATTACTGGCAACGCGGCAAAGCCCTGGATAACAGTAATGAGCGGCTTTCTCATGTGGTGCGCCTAAGCCCTGAAGAATGGGCAGAGGCGAAACCAACGCTAGAAGAATTTTTTATTGTTGAAGGTAATTTATGGACACATGCCAGGGTTGAAGATGACTTAGCAAAAATCCGTGAGAAGTCAGAAAAGGCATCATTTGCGGGGCGTAGATCAGTCGTTGCGCGTGGATTGAACGAGCGTTCAACAAACGCTGAACAGGCGTTGAACCATAAAGAGGAAGAAGAAGATAAAGAGGAAGATAAAGACATAAACAAAAAAGAATTGTTTGTGTCTTTTTGGAATGTTTACCCAATCAAGGTTGGCAAAGGCGCGGCTATGAAGGCTTTTGAAAAAGCGATCCGTACAACTGACGCAGAGGTAATCATTAAAGGCGCTGAGAGGTACAAATTAGACCCGAATAGAGTCCAGGGGTACACAGCACATGCCTCCACCTGGTTAAACGCTCAGAGGTGGCTTGATGAGCCTTTACCGCCCCGTAATCTTTCTCCCCAGGAAATCAAAGAGAAAGAATTACAAGAAGCGCGCATAAAATCAGAGCGAGAAAAGGAAGAAGCGGCGGAATGGTTCAGACAACAAGAAGAACAAAGATTACGCGCCGTTCCACCACCCGCAGAACTCAGAGAGTTATTGAGAAAGAATTTTACAAAATAACTCAAACATTATCTGTAACTGTTACTATTGATGTAACCATTACAGGAGGTTTTATGACTAAGCAACTTGTTGAACCTGCCATTGTGCAACCAGGTGATCATTTGTTAGTAAACAATCACGATCTTATGGTGAAGTACATTCAAGGCCCTGATCATTCAGGCACTTATGATTTTCATGGTGTCAATGAATTAGGTATGGATCAAATTGCAAGCGCAGTAGATCTGATTACAATGATTAGATGATTAC